TTACGAATATGGCGGGGAACAAAGCCTACAATCTGCTGAAGAATAACAGGGGGGTTAGGTCAATCCGGGAAACATTTCCAGAAGGGGTCCCAGGTGATAAGCAGTTTAATATTTTTATGAAAAAACTCGGCGACGAGATGGATATGAAACGCACACACTCTTACGTTACGGCGGGCAGTCAGACAGCGGAAAACCTCGCTAATGAGGCTAATTTACTCCCCAACATCCAGCCCAAACCACTAGCGCAGTTTGTTGAAAATCTAAATCCTGGTTGGCGACAAGGTGCCAAGAATGCTGAGATGAGCGAGATAGCTAGAATGTTGACCACAGATGCGCTAGATCCCGCTGGATTAAGAGCGCTTGCCAAGCAGCTGGGTAAATCTGAGTCAAACACCTGGATGGACCCGATGGGTAGGTTATTAAAACCTGGCAGTGTCGGATTATCTGCCAACACTGCTGGAATGATGGCCCCATCAGCTTCACAAGGGTTACTCGATTTAATAAGGAAATAAATGGATTCTAACTTTTCAATTCTAGGGATAGCCATGTCAGCTACAGTTTCAATAGTTACCGCGTCGGTCGGACTGCTTTTGTGGGCAGATAGCCGATGGGTGAGCGCCGATGATTTTGAACAATTTAAAGACGCGACGCATTCCGAGTTCTCGACTTTGCGGAAGAACGATCTACAAGATAAGATCTTTGAATTATCGCTGGTCGAGAATCCCACCAAAGCAGATCTAGCGATGATCCAGCGTTACAAAAGTATGCTTGAAGATCTGAACGGAGAATAGTGGATGAGTACCCCAGAGAAATGCACAGAAATGGATACTGTAATTAAAGTTCACAGAGCGAGAATGGATGAGATGGAAAAATTGGTTCAAGACATTAACAGACAATTGATCCAGATTAAAGCCTGTGCGTATGGGGCTGTCGGGTACGCAATTGCAACACAGATGGGGATCATTGAAGCTATAAAGTTATGAAGTTATGAAGTATTTCAAGATCGTATATGAGCTATTGGTTTTTGTAATGCTCGCGGTCACTGGGGCATCCATTGCCACATGGCTTCTTCACCACTGGCTAGGGGTTTACTATGTTTAAAACGAAACTTAAGATTGAAGCAGTACCAAGGGAAGACGCTTATTTGCTCACCAGTCGACTCTCATACATTACCTCGCTTGGGGATAAAATTATCGTCCCGAAGGGGTTTAAAACCAACTTCGCGTCGGTTCCAAGACTCGCTAAATTCTACATCGATGATGACGACTGGCAAATCAGAGCGCCTTCTGTAGTTCATGATTATTTATACAGCGCTGAATCAGCAGAATTAGGGTTTACCAGAAAACAGGCAGACGAAGTGCTGCTTGAAGCGATGATGGGTTTAGGGATGCGTAAAACCAAAGCCTTACTCATCTATTTTGTACTAAGATTATTCGGGGGTCCAAATTATGAAAAACGATAACAGTATCACCCTTCCACGCTATTTTGTTTTAGCGCTGGTATTTATGATAATGGTTCCACTACTCACCGCTTGCTCAACGGTGGCACTGGTTAGTCACGGTGCCAATTTAGCGGTATCTCAATACTGTTCTAAAGCGCCAGGTGCGGCTCGATCTGTCATCAGGAAGGCAGTTAATAAGTCACTATCCCCTAACTCTATAGCGATTACCTGTGCAGAAAATTAGTCAGCATTTCGCCAGAAGCGAGTTCGCTTGTCAATGCGGCACCTGTCCACAGTCGAAAGACCCTACAGTTGATGTGACGCTGATCCAGATATTGGAAGAACTGCGACGGCATTTCGATACACCCATTACCGTCACCTCCGGTGTCAGATGTAAATCGCATAATTCTGCATCGGGGGGCAGCGTTTTTTCCAAGCATCTTGAGGGGAAGGCCTCAGACGTACTTTTGAAAGGCGTAACGCCGGATCGAGTATACAAATATTTATTTGAGCGGTATCCTGATTCTTACGGTTTTGGAAAGTATGAAACCTTCACGCACATAGATAGTCGTGGGTTAAAAGGAAGATGGGAAGTGAAGGGCTAAAAACTTTACTTCACATTTACTTCATAAAAACCTTACTTCACTTTTACTTCAGTACCCTCGCCAACCCAGTAAACTCAGGGGGTGGTGGTGTCTCCCATGAGCTTTGAACGTATTATGTGCGTTTATGGGTATTAGTGGTTATTTTTAGTAAAAACAAGCACTTAGCCTGATCTACCAGCAACCCCATTTGTACTTTTCGTTGCAAAACTGGTTAAAAAGCGATATGGTTTACTTCAGATTTACTTCAGGTGGGGATCTGAAATGGCTAATTTTACCAAGGTTGGTAGTCGCTACCGCGCGTCAGTGTGCGTAAACGGAAAGCGAAAATCAAAGACATTTCGGACAAAGACCGAGGCCAGAGGGTGGGCGCTACAAACTGAAATTGAAATTGATACTGGTGTGGGAGAAATCACGCATTATCTTTTTGAAGATGCGCTGATTCGATACCGTGACGAAGTTACAGTTCTCAAAAAAGGCTCGAAACAAGAGGGTGATCGAATCAATGCCATGCTGCGTCTTCCGCTGGCACAGATGCGACTCGATGATATCACCAGTGATGATATGGGCAAATATCGTGACGAGCGACTGAAGATCAACGGCGGCGGGACCGTGAATCGTGAACTCAGTCTAATGTCGGTAATCTTCAATCGCGCCAGGATAGAGTGGAAATGGGTTGAGAAGAATCCAATCTCAGATGTGACCCGCCCCAAGAATCCAAGGCCCAGAGATCAGCGGATTAACGATGACGAGATCCAGCGGGTGTGTGATGCTCTGGGTTATGTCGGTGGTGAGATAAATAGTTCTACCGATCTGGTTGCCGTGCTGTTTCTTCTAGCTATCGAGACTGCGATGCGGCTCGGTGAGTTGTGTGCGGTTGTGCCGAGCAGTGTACATTTGAGTGAGCGGTACGTTGAAGTGACCGATTCTAAAAACGGTGACAAAAGGAAAGTACCACTATCAAAGAAGGCTGGTGATCTTTTTGGTAAGGTCATCCATGCTCAAATGAAGATCACTTCAGCCACTGCCGGAGCGATCTATCGCCAACATCGTGGCGCGGCAGACATGGACCATTTCAACTTCCACGACACACGGCACGAAGCGATCACCCGACTAGCGCAGAAGTTAGACGTACTGGACCTCGCCCGAATGATCGGGCATAGAGATCCAAAGTCACTAATGATCTACTACAATGCAACGCCGATTGAAATCGCTAGTCGGCTTGATTGATCACTTCCATTGTTGCCCTAATAAATTCCTCTGCCACCGGTGCTACGATTGCGTTGCCGTAGCCTTTGAGCCGGATAGTCCTCGCTTCAGCGCTTGCGTTTGGCGTAATGATTGAATCGCTGCTATGCACCACGCCTCTGGCAATCCCATCAACCAACGGCTTAATGCCGGGTTTAATTGGCCGGTACTTTTGATCTCGGCAGTAGAGCCACTCAACGGCACTTGATCTTTCAGATTCGCACACCCGGCTTTCTCCTTTGCTCTCGCCAATGCCTCGTCCGATCTGATTGCCATCGTGTCCATTGCGTTGGGAGTTCCCCACCCGGCTACCGATGTCACTCTGCCTAACGTGTCCAGCCGACTCTTGCCGTCTTTTCTCACCATCGAGTTGCTCAAATCCCCTGTGTCCTTGTAATCCCTCACTGTCGGAGTTGGCCATCCCGATGCCATTGATGCCGCAGTTGCCAGAGGATTCCCACCGTTCACCCCTCGCTTGTTGTCCGGGTTCTTGCTCGGCCCCCCTGTCGAACTCGTTGGACTGGGCCACCCCACTATCTGAGCCATTCCCTCCAGATTGATCCCATGCTTTCCGGCCATCACTACCGGAGAGTTGTGGTTCGGTCCACCGGTTCCGGTCTTGGGTGTCGGATAACCGGCTTTGAGCAACCCAGTAGATTCTTTTCCTGATGTGCGGCTTGCCGATGCTGTGTGCGCCAATAATTGCCGACCCAACGGTGTAGTCTTGGTTTTCCATTTCTGTGTATAGATCATCGAGCCATCCGTGCTTAATCGCTCCCTCAACCTGTTCCCCAAAGATTGTGTGAAAGTTGCACTGTCCGACAAGTTCGAGGAAATGGGGGAGAAGATGTCGATCGTCTGATTGTCCTTTTTGATTTCCGGCTGCGCTGAATGGTTGACACGGCAATGAAGCAGTTGCGACAGGTCGATCATCGCCCCATCCGGCATTTCTAAGTGCGTAACTCCAGACCCCAATTCCGGCAAAGAAGTGGTGCTGAGTAAATCCATTAAGGTCATCTGCTTCGACTTCGATGATTGATCTTTCGTCAACGGTTCCATCTGCAATATCTCCATTCTTAATTAGTTGCCGTAACCATGCTGCGGCTTTTGGGTCAAATTCGTTATAGTAGGCCGTCATCCCAACCCCTTCGTAACTTCCAACTCAAAAACATCAGCATCAAACCATCGGACCGAGCCGTTAGTGTAAACGCCAATTAATTTATTGCCGAGCCCTTGTTTGGCACAGGCAATCAACTTCGTTGAGATAACTGTAGATGCAAAGAAAGCGTTGAATGTATTGTAGCGATCTTTGTAATTTGGATGATCTTTGTCGATAGCAAAAACAGCTATTGGCGACGATGGAATGGCAATCTTAATGCGCTCTCTGATAAATTCTTTGGTCATGACAGTCATGTTTTTAATCCTTATGTCTTAATACCCATTTTTTAACTTCCGTAGAAACCCAGCGACGATGCGCCCCGCGAGGCCCGCCAGTTGGAAGGACGATTGCTTTTGGAAATGTGGTTTTGCAAATCAACTTTCTTCTGACGAGCTGCTTGTTCACGCTGAGATATTCGGCTATATCGTCCATTGACCAGAGTCGATCATTCATTGACAACCTCCCTCCGGGTATAAACGCCGTAGTCGGCTGGTAGGTTTTCCTTCTCCAGTTCTCTTAAATAAAACAGCGCCTTTTGAATGTTCTGTAACTTCGCTCCTTTCAATTCCATACGCCACAAATACTTCATGACGTTGGCTTTTAAAAAAGAATCGTAACCATTTTCAACGTGTGCTAACGATGCCTTGATTGCGTGGATGCACTCAACATTCCCCTGCGTGTAATGCGGGGGCTTTATCACCTCAATGTCATCTTTACTCATCCCAATCAATCCCCTCATCTTCAAATAACGATTCAATAATAATGGCGGCGAGCCCGATCAAAATAAATACCGGCGCTAAAAACAATCCAACCAGCCACCCTAGAACGCTCATGACAAAATTCCAACCTCACGCCATAGCTCCAGTTCCTCTTCGCGATCTTCCAGCGGCTTGCTGATAGTCAGCAATGGCTTGTCTTTATCCTCAAGTCGCGGCAGGTAAAAGTTAGTGTGGTTGTTGAATAAATCGATCAGCGAGGTTTCTGTTAAGTTCGGCGGGATATCACCAAACCCTAACACCTCACAAACCCTCTGAAAATCCACCGGACTGCGAGGACTTTCAAACGGACGACCCATCTTTTTGCGGCCCATCTTTTCGCTTATCTCTAACATGAACTACCTCCCAATTAAATTAAGTGCCGGATCAGCGCTGGTCCCGAAAAAAGATCTGGCCTACTCTTCCCAGTACCCAGAGCTTTCGGAGAAGACCTAGTTTCGCCTCCGGCTGCGGATGTTTTTCCACTCACTTCCACCTTCCGCTGGGAAGTCCCTAGTCAGGCAGCGGTGTTGACGCTGCCCCCGCTAGGGGCGGGACCCAACCCCCTCTCACAGGGGATGTTTATTAAAATCGTAACGAACAATCGTCGAAAATTTATCTTTCGTATCTACGGTAACCGTGTCCGGCCAACGCAACTTCGATGTCTGATCCAGCGCTAATCCGACCGAGTAGGGGATGGGTGAATCGATGCGTTTTTGCCACCATCTGTGAGCCCTCTGCCAAGCGTATCCCTGATGTTCAATACAAATCCACTCGCTCGTAACTCGTCTTAATCCAGAGTAGTAATCCACTCTGAGGCTCGGTGTTTTGCCCTTCTTTGAGTGCCGAGAATAAGTGATATCGGTAACCGGATAAGTGCGAAATTCGCTGTGTCCTTCATCTAAAATAGACAGCCCAGAAGCATCCCGATTGAGTTTAATTTCTCGGTCCTGTACATCAAAAATATGCCCGCAAGAAAAGCAGGTTCGCAATCCCAGCGCACATTCAGACTTGCACTCTGGACACTGTTTAGTGATCGCTTCCATTTTGAAAGAGCGTGGCTTGCGTCCTTGAATTTTATTGACTGGACCCATGACCGCTGAGTTATCCGTATAGTCAGCGATGAGCGCCGGCTTATCCTTTTTGTTGGGGTGTGGCCGCATAGCGCGACCGATCATTTGAACCCATAAGATGGGTGATCGGGTATTTCTAAGCATCCCTATGAAGTCGGTGCCAGGGGAATCAAATCCAGTCGTTAAGACACCGATAGACACTAAGCATTGCAACTCACCTGACCGATGCCGGTCAATCATACTGGCGCGGATATCTTTCGGAGTCATGCCGGTAATGACCTCGGCATCAATGCCGTTCTTCACCAGCTCTTTGCCGACGTTATGAGCATGGTCAACGGTCACACAAAAAACAATCCAGCTTTTACGATCAGCGCCGAGCTTGGCCATGTCACGACAAGCCTCTCTAGTAAAATCGCTTTTATTAATCAGGCTGTCCAGTTCAGATATTACAAAATCCCCACTCCCAAAGCGCTTCACAGAAGAAGCGTCAAACTGTATCGAGGTCTTGGCTGGCGCGATCTTACACAGATACCCTTCCTTAATTAATTCCATCATCTCGACAGAGGCAGCGACATCAGTGAACAGGGAGTTCTTGGCTTTATGCAGCCAGACACCATCACCTCTAAACGGCGTTGCAGTTAGCCCGCAGACGCGCAGTGCTGGATTACGCTCGGTTAGCTTTTCGATAGCCGATCTGATCATGCCGACGTTATCGTTATTAGTTAGGTGCGCTTCATCAATAATAATGAGATCAAACTTTCCGATCTTTTCGATGCGTCTGAATATCGTGCCGATGGTTCCGATGATGATCGATTTGTCATAATCGAACCGATCTAGCGATGCCGACAGAACTCCAACAACAGATTGATCGTCGATCATGTTCAGTAACTTTTCATAGTTCTGCTCACATAACTCTTTGGAAGGAACGATAATCAGTATGCGTTGATCACCGAACTCCATTGCCAGTCGGCAGATCTCAGCGACGATTAGCGATTTGCCTGAGCCCGTTGGTAGCCCCATCAAAGGATGACCTGTTTTATTCTCGCCGAACCAATGCCAGAGCTGATCGATGACCCGCTGCTGGTAGTCGCGTAATTTATATACCGTCTTCATTTAACGATCCTCCCATCACCGATTTCACGAATCGTATCGACATCTTTGTCACCAAGAGCTGCTGGATTCGCATTCTGAATTTCTTTGGAAGAGTAGCCTGGTATCAGCCAGCAGTTTTCAAACCGAGTGCCGTCAGGCTTCTCATAGGTGATTGAGTTGCGTGACTTATCACCGTCAACGACCTTGGCAAAGGTAATGAAGTTAGGGTTATACAAATGCTCTTTGCACTCGGTCGTTTTTTGATCGACGATGTCGCCACCAAAATAAGCGCATGACCATCGCGCGTCACCATCCAGCTCGGCAGTTGAATGCACACAGGTGCGACAGTTAATTGCTGCCATCTCACCTCCATGACAGATATCCTGATAGTCGCACCACTTGCACTGATACCAGCTTGGGTCATCGGATATCTTTTCGGGTGGTGAATCAGATGTGATAATTGTATTAGCGCGGTTCAGCAGAACTGCGGCAACATCCTTATCATATTTGACTCGTTCGGAATAAAGGCTGTCGTCGTTTTTGTTAACAACCAGGTAAAACGCACGGTCCATCTGGGACCAGTGCATATACATTTGCATCTGTGCAAAATGTTCGGGTTTGGCTTTCTCAACACCCTCTTTACATAACTTTTTAAAGGCCTTGTCGCCGGATGTCTTGAACTCAATAACGTGCCATGTTTTTTTAGCCTCAACAAATCCAACACCGGCCCCATCCATAGACCCACCGAAGTGACCCCCGATAGCGCCGAAGGTGAATTGTTTGCCGGTTCCTTTATCAACCGTGACCACATGAACACCGGCATCACGCAATAACTTAACTAGGTTAGGCTCTTCAAGATGGCCTCGCTGGAAGAGTCTTAATATTCTACCGACTCGCTTATGCAATTTGCTCCAGCGAAACGAGAACCAGAGCTGCCGTTGGCACGGCGCTCCGATGATCGATGCTCCCAGATGATACCGAAACCCATCGTCGGCATTGCACTCGACGACTTCATCTATTTTAGAGATGGTGGTTTCGGGTTGAGGGATGGTGGCCATGTTACTTAGCCCAAGGTGCGGCTGAAGTTGCAGCAGCTTGTGGCGCCGCTTGGACTTGTGGTGCGGGGGTAACGCCTCCACCGAGTGGTCGGTGGTCGTACTTTTTGACGCGGTTTTTATCGCTGTAGCCGTTAGTACCAATTTCGATGCCGACAAAAGCCTTGAACGGCTTGTTATGAAGGACCGCTGATTCTGTAACCGACTCGACCCCGATTGCTTTGCAGATGCTTCCGAGGTTACGCTGTGCTATTTCGACAGCGGTCGGGTTAGAGTTAATTAAGTTAAGGTTATCCCAGATCTTACGGCCTTTATACGCTCCGTCAACGATCTGCATCGATAGTTTTAGCATCTGGCCGCCTTTCTGTGTGGTTGCCATCTCGCTATCGGTGATCATGAGGGTATAGGTATCTTGTGGTACTGGCTCAAACGATGGTTGATCTTCAAAGAGAGAATCATCCAGGTCGCTGAGATTAAAATTTAAACTAGCCATTAGCGGCCTCCTTTTTTGTGGTTGGAAATAGTTCTGCTGAAAGTGCTGCCCAAGAGAGCGGAATTTCAGCGGGTAGTATCATGCGGCTTTTGGCCGTGTAAGCGGGGTTAGGCGAGGTGTGCAAGATGCGCTCTGATGTAGTCATGGCACGGTTGCGTTTCTGATTGAATCCTTTAGCATCCTCGCTAGTGGTGATGACCTTTTGATTAGCAAAGAAGATACAGTCTGAATATTCTTCTACCAGTGCCGATGCCTTTTTATGAAGTTTCAAAGCATAGCTATCGTATGGAGGATTTAAGGGCTCTTCGATTTTAAGAATCTGCGAATGGCAGACCATTAAGATCATCATGCCTTTTACATTTCTGAGCGCCGTTACACCCTCGAAGAATTTTTTCCAAAGCCCCAATGCTTCGGCATAGCCCTGTCCATACGGGATTTTAGATATGTCCTCCACCTTGTTGTTTTCAACCACCTTCTTCCAGATCAGTGCTTCAAGCCAATCAAGACTATCAACAGCCAAGGTCATGAACTTGTGATCGTCGGTGAACAAGACACCGATGGATTCAAGCACTTCATCAAATGATGTCGGTTGAAAAGCATTAGTCGGTAGTTCGCCTAGTCCACCCTCCAAGTCAATGAAGATAGGGTTCGGCGCTTGTGATGCGAGGGTAGATTTACCGATACCTGGTCCACCGTGAATGACTATTCTGGGGGCCAGTTTTGCGGGTTGTTTAATGCTGTCTAATGAAATTGCCATAATTAATACTCGATATCTTTGAGGATGACCGCAACTTTCGCGGGTCTAGTTGTAATAGCTGCGCTGACTTGCTTGAATGTTTCGGGTTCGTTATTTTCGAGGTAGCGAATTGCCTGTAATATAAGGGTTGGCTTGTACTCGATTGGGTGCAGTCTGTCGGGGATAGTGTGTTTAATCTCTTCCCATTTCTTAGGATCAAGAGTGCGGGTTAGCTTGCCGGTGAGCGTGACCCTCATGCCACAACTTTCAAATGAGCTGGAACCCTCCGCCTTGTCGAAACCAACCAATTCTATGAGTTGTTTTTCAGCCTCGATGCGACGAAGACGAGCAAGCATCTCTTGCGTCTTTGCGGTCCTGATTTGATCCGTGACCGCTGCCACTAGGTTTTCTGTGGTGAGTTCTGCAAATGAAGTAACCATTGAAGTAACCATTATCTAACCTCCGATATGAGTGTTAATAGTAGAAACCCGGCCGCAAGGCAGCCGATAAAGGCGATGCCGGTTATTGCCGACTCCCACCAACTTTCTTCTTCACGCACGACAACGCTAGTTGTGCAGTTCTTGTAATCGATCATCTTTTTCCCCACTCTGTTTTGTTGGACTCGTATTCATTAAAACATAGGTGGTATTTTAGTGCAATAGAAAAAAATAGTTAAGAGGTTATATTAGGCAAAAAAATACACCTAAGTGTTTTTATACTTTATATATAGGGTTTATTAGATTAGGGCGCTGTACCAGAACACCCTCCCTAGAATTGTTAACTCATCCTCGTCGTATGTTTCATCCGGCC